GAAATGATTCAATCCGTATGGTGTGGATACGATGATAACTTTGGTAGTTTTACCAGATGAGATAACAGGGTAAGTAGATGTGAAGAATTCGTCTGCCATGTTTTTAGGCACGAAAGCAAATTCGTCAAGGAAGATTAGGTTGTAAGAACCACCACGAACACCGGCTGCGGATGTTGCATATGCATTAATCTTAGAACCGTTTTCTAATTCGATGTTACCTTTGTTCCAAACTTTAATACCTTGTTGCAACCAAAGAGGAAGATACTCATAGGCATATTGAATACGACCTAGAATCTCTCTTGCTAAAGAACCTTTGTTTGCGAGAATTGCGATATTATAGTTTTCTTGGAAAAGAACTGACCACAACATGTAACCTGCGGCAGTTGTTGTTTTACCAACCTGTCGAGGCATCTTACAGATTGAAAATCGATTTTCATGGAATGTGGAGACCATGTCCTCTTGGAAGTTCCACATTTCAAATGGGACAAGACCTTTGTCCACATTGACAATCTTCACATAGTTCTTAATGAAATAAATCGGGTCTTCGGAACATTTAATAATCTCCTTGACCTGCTCTTCGGTGTATTGTAGTTCTACACCGATTCGCTTTAGATTATCATTACCAAGGTATCCATCACTCATTTTGTAATGCTACGAAGCATCCATCCGTGTTTTTTATGTGTATCAATACGACCTGCAATGAAGTCTGATAAACCTTGTTGGTCTAATTCGTCAGCAAGTTTAAATGCAATGTCTAATGTCGCAAGAACTTTTTCATTGTCCATGGCTAAACGGCGTGCCATTTCAATACCACCTGGAATAGAAGTTTCATCTTCAATGGTGGTAAGTTCTAGGAATCTGGTGAATGAACCTGGTGCATACGCATCTAATGACCTAATTTCTTCTGCGATTGGGTCAACTGCGCCGTGCAATTCTTCATAAAGATTGCCAAAAAATTCGTGGTACTGAGGAAAGTTTGCACCTTCCACATTCCAATGATAGTTGTGAGCTTTAAGATACATGGCAAAAGTATCTGCCAAAACCTTACGCATAATTTCGATTAAAGTTTCCATAGTTTTCTATTTATTAGTTTTCAAAAGTTTGACTAATTCGGCAGTAGACCCAACAAATACTGCTTTGTCCACATTGACATTTTTGACTGACGATGCTTCTTGTGGTGAAAGGTCTTTTCTTCGTTTCTGTATTTCAAGTAAATCTTTATTTAAGTCTGCAAGATTTTTAATTAGACCTGCGGCAACTTCATAAGCTCTAGGGTGTTCTGATGCTTTTGCCACATTTAAAAGGTCATCCATTGCCTGATTACCTTTTTCAATTAGATTACGAATATTACATCTGGCAAAGTTTGCATCATCATCTACCACACCATTTGGTAGTGTTGTATCAACGACAACAGGTGTTGTATTAGAGACAACAGGTTCTACGATTTCAAATTCGATAGGATCAATATCTAAAGCTTCTGACAATGTTTCGTTCAATTTTTTCATGTTATATTAGGAAAATCTGTTATTGTATCAGAGAAACCGAACTCATCATCAGGGTCAGAGTTTTGTGGAACTGCTGTTGTAATAATCTGAACAAGATTGATTGGTGACTTTTCTGTTGATACAACGGTATATTTTGCTCTACTGTAATCACCTCGAATGACATTGTTCGCTTCAAGCAGTTTAGTTAGACTGCCAACAATTAAAGTGCCAGTATTACTATTACTGAAATAAACTACTTTGCCTGTAATTTCACCACGGTCTTGAACTCTAATAGTTTCACCTGTGGTAAAATAATTGTTTCCGTTTGCATAGTCAACCTTGACTTGTTGAGTCATTCTGTCATTTGGTTCATTATAAATGTTTGTGATAATTCGACCATATGACACATTACCATTAGCAGAATTGTTTGCATACGCATCGCCAATAATACTAATATCATTCTTTACAGTAGGCCATAAAAATGCTTTTACGGTAAACTCTAAGTCCCAAAGAATCAATCGGGTTGTAGAAAAGTCACCTTCATAATCTGTGGTCGTATTAACAGAATTTAAAATAACAGGCATGTCATATTTCTTTCCCATTTCAGGAATAAAATTGACTGATACTGTAAAATCTGGAGAAAAGAAAGGAAGAATCTGTTCGATAATTTGTGTACCGTCTTCCGTATTTCTCACATAGATTGACATTGAAAAATTAAAATCATAAGGCACAGGAACATATTGTGATTTAACACCAGATGCACTTTGATTAAAATTTTGTAATGTTGTAATTTGTTTACGACCAGAATCGTAAGACATACCTGTTAGTTCAAATGAAATTCTAGGAACAACAGTATTAATTGACCTTGTAAATGTTGGGTCTTGTGTAATTTTAGTTAAGTATTTTTCTTTTGAACCGTAAGACAAAGGCACTTTAAACTTTTCATATGCGGTTGCACCTGACTTATTATACCTTTGTAGGTAAATGTCATTGAAAAGAGTGCCGAACGCAACAACAATTTTGCGTATTGTTCGATTATAAAAATGTGCATTACCTAACATTATGCTTCACCAAATGGGTTAACTTCTGTAAAGTCGATAATAGAATCTGATTCGGATTCAATTCTTGTATTATCAATAATATTTTCAAATGCATTGTTATCAAATGCATTATCATTAATTGTTCCTGATGTTGTGTAGTAAGCGCCAGATGTTGCACCAATTGTATTTGATGCATTTGCAAAAGTTCCCATTACACGATAAACATCCAATGTTCTTGCAGATGCAGTTTTTGTCCAAGTATGAACAGTTGCCTGTGCGGTTGCATTTGCAAAAGTATTGTCTGGTGATTGAAACACAATCTCATCTGGTGTATATGTTCCTGCACCAGTAGAAAGAGACATAGTTAATTGACTTCTTGTATAGTAATCACGAATGTTATCATCAATTTCAGAAACACCTGTATGAATTCTTTCATTCGAAAATACAAACTCTTTCAATTTTAATGCATAAACATAAACATTACCGCCACGCCCACGACCTAATGTGTAAAACATTGCCTGTTCGTTTTCATGTTCAACGAATGTAATCTCCATGAAACTACGAATCAACGGAACAAAAACTAAATCACCTTCTCTTGGCCTTGGTAAATTCGAAGAACCAGTGGCGTATTTAAATCTACGGCGAGAAACCAACATAGTCAATTCATCTCTGGTTTCAAGACCAAACTTAGATGCAAAGTCTCCTTCGCCATCAAAACCAGACACATTCTCCATATACATTTCAACAGAATATGCGGTCAAGTATTCTTTAGCGGTATCTTCACCATACAAATAATCAATTTCATTTCCACTTCTTACCGTTCTTGGAAGATAATAAACATCCATGCCATGAATTTGCATGGCTTCAATAACCAAATCCTCAACGAGCAATTGCTCTGAGGTGATTTGCTCAGCGGGAAAATTATTGAAGTAGAAATTGGTAGGCATTCATCATTATCCAGTAAAGATTTCGCTTGGCAGACTATTGAAATTGAACATATCTTCTTCAATCTCTTTTATCTCTGCTTCTGCTTCATCATAGATTTCTTTACCATTTAATGTAACACCACCTGGCATTGCGATGCCACTAAATTTTTTCAAGTTGTTACCCCATTGTCTCTTAATTAATGCAGTCGCATACTTCTTTAAGAAACGGTCATCCCAAACATCAGAAATGCCTGGTACGGTAACAGAAACATTATCCATATTTGAACTCATTGGACCAACCAATGTGATTTGTGAAGGAGAATTAATGTTTCGAATTTGTTTTGATTCACCACCAATTACGATAAAATCATTCTCTAAAACTTCTTGGTCAAAAACTGTGCCATATCCAACCAAAGTGTTTGAAGATGTGTTACCTGTTACTGTACCGGTTAATGTGATTGTATCAGGTACCAATTTTCGATAACACTCAATGATGACATACTCACCTTCAGACAAATCTCTGTCCCAATCAATATCTAAAAATAGTTTGTTGAGTTTACGATTGAATCTAAACTGTGGTGTTCCTGCAAACAATAATTGCAAAGAACGAATATGTTGCATTGTAATTTCATATGAAACATAAGATACCGATGTAAAGTCATACAAGTCATGTAGTCTCAATTGATATCTTAGGTCGAACATATTGATTGACGAATTTGAATCGTCAAATGGCAATACACCTGTAATAAATGTAACGGCATCAGGCGCATAAATCCAACGGCGAGACCTATCTTCTGCCGTAATCTTATGTTTCATATAAATTTTTTCCGTGCCATCAAAATGATAGTCTTGGAAAAACTGTAATGCTTCATCGATTCTATCTTCAACTTGGTCATCATCCACATTGATTTGAATAACAGGATGGCCTAGTTTTCTTAGACAGTAATCTTTGAATTGTGCTCTTGTTTTTGGAGATGCCATAATTGATATTTATCCTAGTGCTACCGCAAACGCCAACGCATCGGCAACAGCAGTTACATATGCAGTATTTACAGAGTTTGCTGTTCCTGCCTGTGTAGTTGAAGTTGATGTAATTGTATCATTTAAACGAACAATACCGTTTTGACTTGTTGTTGCAGATTGAATTATTGTATTAGAAACACTTGTTAATCTACCAAAAGTGTCAACCGTAATAACTGGAACATGCGTAGCATTTGCATAAGTCCCTGAAGTAACTCCTGTTGGAGTTAAGTTAATTGTAATTGCATCAGTAGTCGCATTGGCAAAAATACCAACACCATTAGCAGCAGACAATGTAAGTGTGTCATTATTTGCATCTGCAACAACACTTGTTCCGTTGGCCGAAACTGTGACAAAACCTTGTTGAGTTACAGAGTTTGCTTTATCAAAGGCAGCTTGTGCGAGAACATTAGCTGCATTAGCTCTAACAAAAGAAGCATCTGCGGTAATATTGGCAGTATTGGCACGATTGAAAGCGCCTTGTGCGAGAGATGTTGCACCAAGTAAATCGCTACCAACACCTGCAGCTGCACTATTCGCCATGTCGATATAGACACCACGATTTGTTCCACCTGCCTCAAAAATTCTTAATCTGTTTTGGTAAATGTCAATGTTAACATAACCACCTACGAGAGTTGAATTTGTTGCGGCAGTTGCTAAATCTATCTGACCACCTTCATCACCTGATGACTGTGTGGACTTTAATGTTGTTGCTCTAAATTCACCAGATGCTTTATTGATTGTTACTTGTGAAGTTGAGCCAAATGAACCGGCATCATTAAACTGGACTTCAGTTGTAAGACCTGCCGGTTGAGTGGTACGAATTGAACCTAGTGTGTTACTTGCAGATTTATAGTATAGAATACCATCGGCTCGGTTAATCGCTAACTCGCCGTTTGCAAGAACTCCTAGAGAGGGTGTATTACCCGTTGAACCCGATTGTCTGAGTTCAATTGTTGTATTTGCCATTTAGAAAGAACCACCACTTGATAATGTTTTTACTGTTTCATTATCAATAGATTCTTCCTTAATAGTCTCCTCTACAATCGTTTGTTCTAGTGTAATACCTAATTTTTTCTTTGCAGTCTTTGGTAACATTTCTTCCAACTTTGCAATATAATCTGTTTGTTCTTTTACTTGTTCTTGCAAAGAAACCGTTGCATTTGTCAATCGTTCTATTTCTCGACTTTGTTCATTTAACGAAGTCTGCATACGATATTTTTCTGCATCCGATTTATTTGCACTTTCAATAATAGTAATTTTACTATTTAGCTCATTGGTCAGATTGATATTTTCATCCCTCAATTTAACCAATGCCTCTTTCACAGGTTCGAACTCGGCAATTTGTTTTCTTAATTCATCTGTGTGCGCCACTTGGTCAGACAGATAGGCAACTTGTGCCTGAAATAAGATATTTTGTTTTACGACCGCAACAAAATTGTCAATTGCCGCTTCATTATATTTTTCTAAAAACTTTATATCGTTCATAATAAAGACCTTTCATAATCTTAGAAATAACCACCGTTTAGGTGTGCAAATGTTGGAACTCCAGAAGCATTAATCTGTAACACATGTCCTTCGGTTGCAGAAGTCAATGCAGATAGAGCACCTGTACCTGATGCATTGTCAGAAACAATAACACCTTTTGTGGAGAAGGATGATGCGCCTGTACCACCTCTTGTAACACCTAGTGTACCAGAGGTAATCTGTGATGTATCAATTGCAATCGCAGTATTTGTTACCGCACTTACACGACCATAAACATCGGTTGTGATTACAGGAACATGCGATGCGTTGGCATATGTTCCTGCGGTACCTGTGTTTGCAAGTGAAGCAAGAGAGGTGCCATCAAATTGAACAATCGCACCAGTTGTATATGATGTTTGGTTTGTACCGCCACGAGCGATTGGAAGAACACCTGTTGTTACTTGTGAAGTGTCGATTGCAATTGCACTATTGGTTACACCAGAAACACGACCATACTCATCTGTGGTAACTATTAGTGTTCTGTTTACTGCACCATAAGTTCCTGCGGTACCTGTATTTGCGATACCAGACAAACGAGTACCATCAAAGAATACTAGGTTGCCTGTTGGGAAGTAGTTGGCGTTTGTACCACCATCTGCAATTGCGATGTTTGCGGTGAGACCTGAAACTGTGCCACCAGTTAGATTTGCAATCAATGTTGCAGTAGAGAACGCTTGTGCGTTAACTGTGTTACCTGAAGTTGGTTTCTCTGTACCACCAGTTAACAGTTTGAAACGACCAGAATCAGATGCGTCACGGAAGAAAGCGGTATACTTTGTACCACTTGATGTATATTCACCAAAAAAACCAATGTCTAACGCATCAGCCGCATTGTTTGCAGCAAGTTCAATTAGAGAATCTTCGGTACGAATTGTAGAAACATCTTGAACAACTTCAGTTCCCATAACAACCAAGTTACCGGTAACTGCAAGGTCGCCTGTAATTGCTTGTGGTCCTGAATTACGAATAACTGTATTGTCAACAGAGAACGCTACATTGTTTCCTACACTATCAACAACAGATGTGATACCATCACCACCAACAAATGTTAGTGTATCTGAAAGTAATGCAATAGAATCGGTACCTGTGTCACCCGCAATTGATAAGTTGGTTGCAACGGACACATTGGCCGCAGAAGTAATACGACCATCAACATCTACTGCAAAAGTAGGAATCTGATTATTACCACCATAGTTACCTGAAGTTACGCCTGTGTTGGTAAGTTCTAAA